ATGAATATTCCGTCAATTGGCACTGAAAAAATCTTTCAGCATTGTCTTAAGGAATTAATAAAAAAACAACAGAGGCATGAAGACAAATCATACCTCTGTGAAGCCAAATTGACCAAGTGATCCCGAAGGGACTTTTTTAGTGAAAAGTAAATGTTTTTTTGAAAGCGGGATATACCTGGAATAGCTTGCTGAACGGTAACAATACGAAGGGTTTTAAAAAATTTCATTGTTTCACATTTTTACACGGCTTTTCTAATTGTTGATAGTTTTAGGGTGCAAATTTGCATATTTGCACCCTATCAATTATCTTTGAATTGCAATTCAAATCTAAAATTATGGCATCAACACGTTTCTTTGTCCGTAGCTCTACGGATAAAAAAAGCAAACCTGTTAATATACGGGTCAGGCTTAAGGATGGAGATAGTGAGGCATACGCCAAAACACACCTTTCTCTTCAACAAAAATACTGGAACCAGTCAGGCAAAAACCTACGCGCCAAAATTAGAGACGCTGGAGACTTCAAAGAAAGGGATTGGTTTAAAGACCAACTGGAACACCTGGACAATCACATCCGAACATCTTATCAGAATAAAGGTGAAGTTACAAACCAGTGGCTTACTGAATGTATTGAGCGTTTCCGGAACCCTGCTAAATTTGAAGAGAAGCCGGTAACTCTCTTCGAATATATTGAGCAGTTTATAAAACAATCGGAAACGGCCAAAAATCGCAAAACAGGCCAGCCAGTATCTTACCGTATTAGGAAGGATTACGAAAGAACCTTTAGCCTAATTAAAGAATTTTCAAAAGGGCGCGACATTGATTTTAAAGACATCGATCTAACTTTTTACAGCGACTTCGTTTCATTTTTGGAGAGCAAAGATTATAAGGCAAATACTGTGGGTAAGTTTATTAAGAATCTTAAAACCTTTCTAAACAAAGCGACTGCGGAAGACATAAACACTAATTTAAAGTTCAAATTACGAGACTTTGTCAAAATCCAAGTTGATACGGAAACGGTTTACTTAAACAGCAAAGAGCTGTCCATAATTCAGGAACTCGACTTATCAAACAAACCTCACTTGGAACGCGTTCGGGATTTGTTTTTAGTAGGATCATGGACGGGCTTGCGCTATGGTGACGTGAAGCGTTTAAAGCCTGAGAATATTAAAGATGGGTTTATATCCATAAAACAAGAAAAAACAGGCGATTGGGTTGTAATACCTTTGCACTCAGTGGTTGTTTCCATTCTGGATAAATACGATGGACGCTTACCAGAAGCCATATCAAATCAAAAGACTAATGGCTATTTAAAAGAAATTGCTCAATTGGCTGAACTTAACGAGCCTATTCATATAACTGAAATGAAAGGGGGAGTTACAAAATCAATAAAAAAACTCAAACACCAGCTGATTAGCACCCACACAGCCAGAAGATCTTTTGCCACAAACCTCTATAAATCTGGCTTCCCATCTCAATCTATAATGAAGATAACAGGCCACCGGTCAGAATTATCATTCCTAAAATATCTTAAAGTAACGCCGGAGGAACATGCCAAGTTGTTACAGAAACACTGGTTAGACAGTGGTAACCATTTAAAAGTAGTGTAATATGAACAAAGGAAATATATACAAAGAGCTACTAAATGAGTTTCCCGAAACTGATATCGTAGTATTGGAACAAGTCGCCATTCATTTGAGCCAGACTGTACCGGTGGAAATGGATATTAAAAGAGTTATACAAGAGTGCGGGCCATTGGTTAAATCTTTTGACTCTCTTTTAAATGACAAAGAACCAGAAGTTGACAGAAGGAATGGTTTGGAAATAGTTACAGAGATAATGGGCGAAACAAAAAATGAGAGACACCTCCGCACTATAGTTAATAAGCATAAATCCCTAGCTAAGATTGCACCTAATAGCACATCCTATTTGGGCAATGAGATTTTTTTAATCACACAAAGTTTGTTTGAAAAAACAGTCTTTGGGCTAATTGATTGGGCTGAAAATGGTCAGCCTAAAAGCGAGGAGGAAGTAAAAAAGCTTGCAATTACGTATTTCCAAAGCTGGAGCAAGATCGATGATTTGTCAAAGCGGAGAGCTGAAAATGACCTGCATAAATTTTTTGATAGATATTGGTTAATTATAGAACTGGAAAAACTTAAGGGGCAAGTTAAAGACCATTCAAGCCTAATGAACGAAATGCGAAATAAAAAATACATTGATAACGTAGGCAAAGATGTTTTTTTTAATGCTTTGGAAAAAGGTCCTTTACCTCCAAATAATGAAAGTAAAATTATTTGGATAGGAAAGCCAGCGGATGCGGTTAAATTTTGTGAGCATCTGGGGATGGTAGAGAGTGGGCGTGGCAAATACAAAACATGGAATGATTATTTTGTATTGGCAAATGGAGAAAGATTATATGAGAATTCAAAGTCACCAGAGAGTTATGTAAAAGGCGGCATTACCACCCTTCTCATTGAAGAAGGTTACCACGAAGGTTTTTTAAACAAACAACATATCGCCAGTGAATTGTAACAGAATACCATAATTACATTAAAACTTATCTTAAATGCAAACAGTTGAAGGCCATTAATTTGGCCTTTTTTTATGCTCAAAAATCTAAAACAATCTCAATACTTTTAGATAAACAGCTGATAATTAAGTTGTTGCAGTTGTTTTCATAAATTACTTTTGCTTTATCGAATAACGAAAAAACAAAAGATTATGCAACCAACAATTGAACAGTTAATGAGCCAAGGAAACTACAACGTAAGTATTCCTGTAACTCCAAAGGATCTGCAAGACTTTGCAACCAGTGTCGCCAAATCTGTATTGGCAAACTACCAGCCGAAAGAAAAAGAAGACGAGTTATTGACTGTAGAAGAGGCAATGGCCATGCTGAAAGTTAGCCGGACAAGTATTTGGCGATGGGAACGCCAAGGGGTACTTAAGCCCATAAAACTTGGCCGTTTCGTCAGGTACCGGAAAAGCGACATTGACAACATGATAAAAAGAGAGGGCCAGCGCTAATGTTCTACGTAATCGCAAATACCGACACGGGCATGCACCTCAAAGTAGTTGACGCGGATACAGTCCATTCCCCGGTAAATTTGGGATGGGTAATCATTGCCCGGTATCCAACCAAGCGAGAAGCAGAAAAAGGCCTAATACTTTGGGGGCGGTCACCAATTAAGCTTCAACGGAAGTTAGACGAAAAAATAATGTATTAATGCAAACAGGGGGCGGATATATAAAACTTTTCAGGAAAGCCAGGGAGAATTTTCTGTATAGGGAGAATCGGCCCCACACACGCCGGGAGGCATGGGAGGATCTTCTTTTAATGGTAAACCACAGCGACCAAGATGTATTGGTAGGTGACCAGAAGATTTATTGTGGTAGAGGGCAATCAATACGCTCACTTGACAGCTGGGCCAAAGAATTTAACTGGTCAAAAAGTAAGGTAAAAAGGTTCTTTGATATGCTGAAACGCGAATCAATGATCGTTACAGAGAACGTTCAAAAAACGACACGGATAACTATCTGTAATTATGATACTTACCAAGGTGACCGAAACGATGATGAAACGACGATGAAACGATGCCGACCCACTAACAAGAATGAGAAGAATGATAATAAAGATAATGCGCAAAAAACTTCGTTTTTGCCCGATGGTAATAGAGGGGTGAAAAAAGGCAAGGCAAAAACAGTATTCCAACCACCCTCATTTGATGAGGTGAAAGAATATTCATCCAAGAGAGGAAGACAGGATCTATCAAAACAGTTTTTTGATTATTACGATGCCGGAGACTGGCACGACAAGGACGGCAAGCCAGTTAAAAACTGGAAACAAAAATTTATCACCTGGGAGAATCGAAACGCCAAATCAGATCAATCCCAGGACCAACCAAGAAAATCGACAAAAGAATTATGGAACTAAGCCTGCCACATAGTAATGAAGCCGAAGAAGCGATTCTGGGTGTACTGATAACAGAAAAAAATGCCTTTGATGAGGTTTCCAGCATATTAGCACCTGAAAGCTTTTACGAGTTAAGCCACCAGCTTGTATATGCCATTATCGCAGACCTTCACCGCAATAACAAGCCGGTTGATTTTTTGACCGTTTCCCAGATGGCTATGAAGCTACACCCGGACAAAGTTGATGTCTATCAAATAAGCGGGTTTATGGGTAAAGTTTCATCCGTACCGAACCTTAAAGCCCATGCCGTTATCATTGCAGACATGGCCGCCAAAAGAAACTTAATCACCACCGCCCAGACCATTATCACAAAGTCACACGGGGCCGATCTGGATGAACTACTAGCGATTTGGCGCACCCAGCTAGAAACAATTGAAGAATCTGTTGTAAGTGACGCCCCGACATCACTTAAAGATTATTTACCTACAGCTGCCAACCTGTTAAACACCCCCGATACAGCCAAAGGCATAACCACAGGCTTTCCCGCCTTAGATAATCGCTTGGGAGGCCTAAAGCCTGGCCGGATGTATGTCTTAGGTGGAAGGCCCGGGCAGGGCAAAACATCCGTAGCCCTTCACGCTGCCATTGAGAACGCTAAGGCAGGGAAAAACACCCTCTTTTTTAGTGCAGAACAGGACATAAACGATTTAGCAAATAAGATAATCGGTAGCACCTCCGGATTAGGACATGAGTATTTAGATAATGGCCAATTAACAAAATCAGATTGGGTCAAACTGGATGATACATTCATGGATATTGCCAGCTTTCGCGGAAACATTTGGCTTAAAGACAATATTAAATCCATTCAGCATATAGCGGCCATTGTGCGCCAAACAAAGAAGCGAACCGACTTGCATTTGGTTGTGGTGGATTACCTGCAGCTCGTTCCCTCCATGAATAAAGGAAACATTAAGATACGGGAACAAGAAGTGGCCGAAATCAGCCGCACACTTAAACAGCTTTCACTATCTGAAAAACTGCCAATAATGGCCCTTTCCCAACTTAACCGGGATGCAAAAGGGGAGCCGAAACTACACCACCTCCGAGAATCGGGAGCCATTGAACAGGACTCGGATGTAGTGATGTTTGTTTACCGCCCTTCTATGGATGATCCTGATAACATAGGGGAAGAGGATTGCATAATCGTAGAGAAAAACCGCCGGGGTTCAGTTGGCAAAATAAGATTTTATCACCAAGAAATGGCCCGATTTAGTGACCAGCCATTTGACCGACCATTTGACCGACCATTTTAATACTTTATTTATCAATTACTTAAACACTTTTAATCATGGAAAAGAAAACATTCACCAGCGAGATTTACGAAGTCGAAACCGAAACTGAAGTAACAATGATTGTGCAAATAGTCGCAGTCACCTCTGGAGGTAAAGACGGGAAAACGCGCAAAGAAGAGGATGTTATTGGGTTTCTGCTTACGGATGAGGTTTCCGAAGACTGGAAACTTGAATTGCTGGCAACAATCAGCAAAGCCGAAGCCAGGGAGCTGGCTAAATTATTAATCGAATTAGCCGCCGAATAACCATGGAGCATACACACGAAGTAACCACCGACGGCCTGCCAATGATTGTAGGGGTCACACCTGCACAAGGCGAAACACCTGAAAAGATAGGCTTTCAGGTTAATGGCATCGACACTGAGGCCCTCAATGAGGGAACCTTGCAACTGAATATTACATACGAAGAGGCTGATTATCTAATTGAAAAGCTTATTGAGCTGGCTGAATTTGAGCTTAACGCTCCATCCGAAAGACTGGCCGCCGCTAAAGCGTATTGGGCGAATCTGGCGAAAAGGAAGCGATAATAACCGGAATAGTCCACATGGGATCATAATACAAACATTTAAAAGGGTGGTGTTTAACTACTTGAAATATTAAAGAATGAAAAATGCCACCTTTTTGCAACCTAATTTAGAAAAAACCATGCTACCCAACTATATAACCAGAGGGTTCACCTACTTGAACAGACACCGAAGGGAGACGAGACTTTTGAACATCGACACTGTTTTGAGAGGCAAAGTAATTGACCTACGCAAAGCATACGACAAGGCCCAGCATCCGGCAAACATCAACAGCCCTGAGCGCACCAAAGCAATGAAGGAGGTACGCCAACTGATACCAGAAATAAATTTTTTTCAATCAAACCTGAGAATGATCTCAGAGATACCCCAATGGGTTGACCTACCGGAACCATCTATAAACTAAAAACCGAAAAACTTAAAAGACCATGGCAAATCTATATTTTGAAGCGACACTGGACGCCGAACAATTAAAAAGGAGCATAGCCGAGACCAACAGACTGGTGAAAGGCATGACTAAAAATGTACAACAGCAAGGCGCGGAAATGGACGCGACATTCAAAAGAATAGGCGCAGCCATGGCCGGGTATTTCTCCATTACGGCCGCCAAAGGCTTTATTGGTGAAATGGTAAAGGTACGGGGTGAGTTCCAACAATTGGACATCGCTTTACAAACCATGCTGGGAAGCAAAGCAGAATCCGACGCCCTCATGGCCGAGGTGGTGGAGCTGGCAGCAAAAACCCCGTTTTCATTAACTGAATTAGGACAAGGTGCTAAAAGGTTACTTGCTTTTAAAGAACCGGTTGACCAGGTAGGTGATAGCCTCCGGAGGTTGGGAGATCTGGCAGCGGGTGCATCGGCCCCGGTGGGTGACCTTATCCAAGTTTACGGCAAAGTATCTGCAAAAGGAAAAATGCAGGCCGAAGAGCTCAACCAGTTTGCAGAGCGTGGTATTCCCATTATTTCAGAATTAGCGGCCGTAGTGGGTGCGACCGACAAAGAGATTTATAAAATGGCCGAACAGGGGAAAATCGGTTTCCCAGAATTACAACAGGCCATTAAGAACATGACCAATGAAGGCGGTATGTTCTTTAACCTGATGGAAAAACAGTCTGCCTCACTCACAGGCCAGATATCGAACATGGGTGATGCTTGGGACCGGGCATTGAACGAAATGGGAAAAAACAATGAAGGTGCCCTTAATTCTTCTATTGAAGGCATTACCTATTTGATTGAGAATTATGAAACGGTAATTGACACTTTGAAAGTAATCATTGCCACTTATGGAGCCTACAGGGGGGCAATCATAGCCGCCAACCTTGCATTGAAAGCACAGGCAGCCATGGGCGCCATACAAGCATGGGTGAGCCTTGCCCGTGGCATTAAGAGCGCTAAAGATGCTCAAATCGCATTTAATTTGGCATCAAAAATGAATCCATGGGGATTGGCAGCAGCTGGCATTGCCGCGTTGGTCACTGGCTTTGCTTTGTTCGCCAACAAAACCAAACAGGCTACCGGGGTAAGCGCTGCCTTTAGCCGGGATTTAGAAAGTCAAACTAAAGCAATTGACGCCAATTTCAAAGCACTTAAAGGAGCCACTGAGGGAACAGACGCCCGTAAAATAGCTATCGACCAAATCAATTCAAAGTATGGCCCATATTTGGAAAATCTTATGACCGAAAAATCCACGCTCGAAGAAATTGAAACGGCCCAAAGAAGAGCCACTCAGGAATTAGCAAAAGCAATATCTTTTAAAGCTCAACAAGCAGACCTTGAAAAGTTCAGGGAAACCATTGAGAAGAGCGAAACTGCCTTTTCTCAGGCGCTTAAAGGTCTTTTTGCTCTGAATGACATCCCTGCAGAAATTGGCGGGCAATTATCGGCAGAATTGGACAAACTGGTTAACGAATGGTCATCAACCAATATTCAAAACAGGGTGGGATTTGGTGAAAGCTTTTCAAAGATATTCAAAGATGCTGGTGTAGAAGTTGACCTGTTGGGCACCAAGGGAAATAATGCTTATCGCGGCCTCTTTGAATCAATGCAGTCTGTAATTAATGCCAGACAGCAAGAAACTAAAGCAACCGAAGATTTAAGCACTGCTTATGACGCCTACTTAAAACAGTTGGGACTTACCGGGGAAGGGAAGAGCAAAACAGTTGATCCTAGAATGGCCGAAACAGTGACAGATATGGATAAGTTCCGATCAAAACTAGAAGACCAAGAAAGCGCATACGACGATTATTTCGACGCAATAAGAAATGCTCGTGATGAAGATCGAGACAGTATCAAAGAGTACTATAAGGACCTAATTGCACAAGGTGAGGATTTTGAAGAATATCTAAAAAATCAACTTGAAACAGTCGGAGGTAATGTAGAGAAAACAATAGCCATCTACCAAGCGGCTGCAAAAGCTAAAATAACAATCGATGCAGATGAACCAAAAAAAATAAAGAGGAGGCCAACAACAGAAACGCCAACAATTGCCCCAAGTAATAAGGATATGGCAAGGCTTAGGGAGGCTCAGCAAAAATACAACGCCATTTATGAAAGAATCCGAAACGTAGCTGAAAACCAGCAAAATATGGATTTAGCCGGTAATATGATTGATGCCGCCTATGCAGGGCAGGATCTCGCCAGTGCCGTTGGTCAGTTCGACAAAAACTTAGGTGAAGGACTATCCAAAATGGCAGACATAACCGGTTCAATTGGTAACGTGGTAGGTGCATTTTCCAGCGGTGACCCCATGGCGATGGTTAGCGGTGTGGCTTCGTTAATAGGTTCAATAGGTTCGTTGTTTGACAATACCGCGTCAAAACAAAGGCAGGCGGCTTTTGAGGCTGAAAAACTTCACAACCTATTTGAACTTCAAAACAGAGCACTTGAAAGACAGGTGCAATTAATGAATGAAGCCTCAGGTGAAGATCGGGTAAAAGCAGAGCGCGAAACAACGGCTTTGATTGAAAAGCAACAAAAAGAAGCACTCGACAGGATAAAGTCCGCTAAAATGGTTATTGACACTGGCGTCTATAATGCTCTTGACCAAGAGAACTTTACGCGTGAAATAAAATTGAATTTAGAAGAGGGCAACGAAATAAGAGATCTTGAAAAAAAGATTCAAGAAGCAACAGACGCCGGTTATAAAATTGATAACCAGGACGAGCTTTTAAAAATGCTGGATGAATACTACAGACTTCAAGCTTTGCAAAAAGAAGTAACTGAAAACATTGTAGGAACCACCCCGGGCAGCATAGCAGACGCGATTGTGCAAGGCTTCAAAGATGGAAAGTCAGCTGTAGAGGATTTTGCAGACACCTTTGAGGATTTAATGATTGATGCCGTCATGAACTCATTCAAAACTCAGGCTATAATGGCAGCTATCCAACCATTTTATGATGAAATGGACAAGCGAATGGCTGATGGGAGTTTGGATGCCGATGATACCGCTTATTTGACAGGTATGTGGAAGAAGATTATGAAGGGCCTGGAAATTAAATTTGATGGGGTAACAGAGATGCTGACTGAGGGTTTAGGTTATGACCCATTCGCGGCCATGAAAGAAGATTCTTTGTCCGGTGCAATTAAAGGCGTATCAGAGGAAACCGCTTCCATCCTTGCCGGGCAAATGAACGCTATCCGTATCAATCAGTCTGAATCATTGCGCATTATGAATGAATCGGTCAGGTACCAGGCGCAGATTGCAGTGAATACAGGGTACAATCAACACCTGGAGGGCATACATTCAGAAATAAAAGCAATACGGGTCAGTGGTTCAGATTTGAAAAGTAAGGGCCTTTAAGGGGCTCAAAACACCAAACTGATCTGCAAAGGACTTTTTTAAAAGCGATTAAGTGATTAAACAATAATGAATTAACAAAGGGATGTAAATAGATAGCACCCCGAATTGCACCCTAAATACTAAAAACCATGCTTGAAACAAACATTTTGAACAAGGAACAGCGGGATAAGGAACTGGCCAAAATAGCCGCCGACACCAAGTGGATAACTGAAGACCTGAAGAGCCGGCTACCTGAGACATTAAAATACATTGAGCCGCTCGATCTGGACAAGGTGATAGCATCTTGCCCGGAATTGGCCCAGCACTGTAATACATTGGCAGCTCTGGACTGGTACCAGGCATATTTGGAAAAAGCCGAAGATTTTAATATTGAACCATTAACTAAAAATTAGGACCCATGAGCATGATTGAAGCCATCCCGCACAGCATGAGAGATAATCTCTATGAAGAACTTAACGCCTGGCATAATTCACCCGAACGTGAAAGGTACTTAAAGCGCATTGAAGAAGCAGCCCAGAAACGCGCACAGCGTAGGCATTCTCTAATCGTTCAGCCATTCAGGCAGCCGGATACACCTCAAATTAATTTGGATGCCTAAAAACAGCCTTAAAACAACAAAAAGAAATGAAGTACTACATTGAATTAATCAGATTAGTACTTTCAGAAGAAAACGAAAGTAAACCGAAAGATAAAGGAAAGTCAGATGGCAAAAGTAAAATACGACAAAGACACCTTCCCGGTAAGAGCAGAAAAATGGGCGAGGGAAGGCGCAAATGATCGACAGATAGCCGCAAAGTTAGGCATATCGGAAAGCACCTTTTATCAATACGTGAGAACCTACGCTGAGTTCAAACAGGCTTTGAAGAAAGGGAAGGCCCCGGTTGATACCCTTGTAGAAAATTCCCTGCTTAAACGCGCATTGGGTTACGAGTACACAGAGACAAAGAAAGTGACCAGAGGTGAAAAGGTTGTTCGTGAAGAGTCAACCACCAAACAGGTAGTGCCTGACACCACAGCACAAATATTTTGGCTAAAAAACAGAAAGCCAGCTATTTGGAGAGATAAACAAGTGTTGGGCCATGAACTTGAGAAACTTTCAGACGAGGACTTAAACAAAGTAATTACCGGCCTTTTTGCTGATTCCGAAGGCCATAAAAAGAATGACAATGAAAAAGCTGACTGAATTATCAAAGATTGAAAAGGTGAAGTTCCTACAAAAGGTGCAAACCGGTGAGGTCAACCCTCGAAGCTTTAAGGGCCAGCCTGTATTCCTGACAAAGGGCGGTGATTCCTTTTTATCAGTTATGCAGGGCCAGTTTAGCGGAGCCGTTCCGATAACACCGGAGGGAGTTGAGGACAAAACAAAATTTGATGAGGTTCTAAACGAAGCCAAATCAACCCTGTAAGTATATTATTTATCAATTAGTTAACCTATTATTTAAATTCAAAAATTCACTATCATGACAAAAGCAGAATTAAAAGCCAGACAAGCATTTGGCGAACAGTTGACAGAGGCTCAACAAAACATCGTTGATAATGACCTTTATCCTAATGATTATGAGCTTACCCCATGGGAGGCCATGAACTCACAGGAGCAAGCGGACAAGTTTATTGCTAATGCCGAAAAATGGGGCGACCAAAAGGCAAAAGAAGCAGCCCAGCGGAACCCTTCACGCGGATATTCAATCTATTAAAAATCAGACTATGAAGTTAAGCCACATTGATACCAGTTCCATGGAGCTGGCCATAACAAGAAGCAAGCGACACCTGCCAGAGATTCAAAACTTACTGGAAGAGTACAAGCGATTGAACATCGGAAACCTCACAGAACCCGTCTTTAAAGCGGTTATCTCCGGCAATGCTGACGAATTGCGCCCGGCATGGGACAAGCGGGTATCTGAGGATATCGCAAACATTACTACCAATCCTCAAATCGCGGCGAAATTCAAAGCCGATGCAGACATCCCATGGATGGAATTTGTTTCCAAGGTCCAAAAGCTAAAAAGGGAACGAGAAAGCGCCTCAATTGGTGGTACTGCATTAGAATCCTTTTACAGTATCGAGAAAGGCAAAGCAGCTGTAAACGAAGAAGCCATAAAGGAGCATTACAGCGTCTACATGAGTGATTTTGGAGAAGCCTTATTGGAGAAAGCCAAGACGGCAAAAGCCGCTTTGGATGAATTGACCGCAATGCTCAAGGCTGAAGATTATGACACGGAGCATCACCCCGTTTTAATGGACACAAAGCCATATAATATAGGCCCATACAATAAATTCTCTTACGACCCAATGTTCTTCCAGAGGGGCGGCGAAATCCAACTGGATGAGGATTTCTTTGACCACATTTAAAGCATTCAACCGGTAAGACAAACATCTTACCGGTTGATATTATTCCTTTTTTTATTATTCACAATTAAACAATTAAAATTATGCAATTTTCAGTAGGACAAAGACCGCCAGTAGATAAGATCTTATGGCCAGAAGAATCAGTCTTTAAGGCAACAGGTGGATTCACCTTGGACCGCTCAACCCTTAAAGAGGGCACGGAGTATTTGGAAAAAGGCGCCCCAATCGCAGCCAACTACGCTACCCGTGTGGCAAAGCTGGTGAAAACCGCCAAAGTAGTAGAAGCCGCCGCAGTTGGTGCCACTGCTTACAAAGTCGGTAAGAATCACCATTTCAAAGTCGGTAACATCGTTGCCAAAACCAAGGGAGGCAAAGCCCACACCATTACTGCCATCGATACGAGTGATTTGAGTTTTGACATCCTTACTTTGGATGTGAGTATTGACGCCGTATCAGTGGGAGACGTTCTTTGGGAAAGCTCAACAGCCGGAACCGCAGTTGCAGCCGAAGCGAATGTTCCCAATGGCATTCTTATCCACCTGGCAATACTGGAAGAAAGCACAGGCGTTAACATTGGCCTTCGAATTTATGAGATTCAGGAGGCTAATTTGCCTTTTGCTATTTCAGCATACAATAAGGCAGCTTTAAGCGACCGGTTTTTATTCATCTAATCCTTCTGGCCAGACTTCATTCATTTGAGGTCTGGCCAGTCTTAAAACTACTACCATGGGAATAAAACCCAAGTTCACCCCAACCGATATCAGTAACATGCTCCAGGATCACCTTGACCGTATCAATGGAGGCCTTATTTCCATATTCCAACGTGTGGGTGAAGAGTTCGCCCGGGATGCGAAAAACGGCGTTAATATCTCTGGAGCTTTCCCCAAGGGAGACTATACCGACCAAACGGCAAATTTGCGCAGCTCTATCGGTTATGTGGTAATGCACGACGGCGCGATCATTGCGCAAAACTTTGAGAGGTTCGACCCATCGTTAAATCGGGTTGTTCAAGAAAATTTGGTTAATTCCTTTGGTCTTAAGTGGGTTTTGATGGGATGTGCCGGGATGGATTACGCTTCATATCTGGAAAGCCGGGGTTACAATGTGATTACATCGCAATCGATGGTGGCCATGGTTGACCTATCCGACCGGGTGAAGAAGTTCGTTAAAGATGATTACCCAGGCGCAAACATTCAATTCGCCGGAGTTTCCTCAATCTTATAAAGCATGGATAACTACAAACTTATTTACAAAAAACTGCAAATGTATTATCCAGAAATAGCCGAAGAGCTGACGCCAGAGCCTAAACCCATGACCGATAAAATGGTGATTAAGGCACATGATCTGTTCTGCCAGAAAAAAGGCATAAAAGAACATGTTAACCTTGAAACAAGAAAGCTATTTATTGTTGTGGCCCTGCTTATTTTCAATCCTGAATACATAGATTCGGTCAGACTTAAAATGAGGACAGGGTTAAGGCGGGTTTTGTCATCTATTGTTAGTCCTAAGGGTGTGGGTGGTTTTATTTCTATTCATGCTAAAAATGGGATATCAGATTACTTTATTTATAAGGCTTTCAGAGAAGAAGCGGACACGCTTGCCGAAATTATAGAAAAAGAATTATGAAAATAAATTTGGATTTGTGAATTTAAGTTTCATATCTTTGAATCGCTAAAACACAATTTTTGAATAAGGGTAGTCGGACGAGCTACCTGTGCAAGGTGGCTTTTTTTATGCAGTTAACGGACTGTTTTAAATTCACCATATAGAACGGCACTCACACCCGTATCATCGCTGTAATGGCGTGGTACCCTTATTCATTTAAGTGTTTTAGCGAACGGGTTCAAGTGGGTGCCGTTTTTCTATTGTTCAAATTTTTATTAATCGCTAAAACACGAAAGCATGAAAAAGGAAATCTCAGTAATCATTGACATTTCAACAAAGAAGTGGCTCAATCTCAATGAGGCCATTGCCTATCTGGGGTACGGTTCGAAAGGATTGTTCCAGGAATGGAGGGAAACCGGCAGACTGCCATACTACAAGCCGGGAAAGAATATCCTTTACAAAAGAACAGACCTTGACAGGTTTGTAGAATCCCACAGACAAGGCGGCTTTGCTCAGGAATAGCGGGCCACATTTCAACTTACATTACCTATCTATTTTTTATAAACGCTAAAACACTTTTTTTTATGAAAGCTTCAGACGCAGTAATTAAACTTGACGATCTTACAAATGACCTGTTTACAGACGTTTCTGTTATTGAAATTGTAAAACATTTAACTGAGATTGGACAAAGAATCGACAAAGAGCACTTAAGGAAATCTTTGATTTTCTTCTTCATGAATATTGAAAACGGTTATAGGGAAAATAACCTAGAGAAGACTACGGGGGCTATTGTTACCCTATTTAGAAATACTTCGCTAAATGATTATGTGGATTATTTGCAAATAGGTCTTATGGCTCATTACGGTGTACCAGTTGGAGAAGAAGATCGTTCTGTGAATAGCCTTGACGTGGCAGACAGAATACTGGAACACAACCGGATTTTAGGCTTTGTGGTTAATATCTACCTTTGCTATATTGACCTATACCAAGAGGCTAAGCCCGTTAAAGACCATGCAACCCAGCTTAAGGAAATAAAAAGCCGGCGCAGGGATATTGCAAAAAGAAACAAGCTGGGCCGATTCACGAAAGATGTTAAAGACGTTGATGTAACAGAATTTGTTGTAAAACCAGAACCCAAAAAAGCACCTAAAATAGAGCCTATCAAAAATCCCAAAAACGAATATGAGGAGTTTTTAAATACTCTAATTGAAGGGGACGACAAAGAAAAATAAACAGGATATAACCTTAAACAGCAAAAGGAGCTTCCAGATTAGTGGAAACTCCTTTTTTTTGCTCTAAATCCTGAACGGGTCCGTCAGTTCTCTTTTGTATAAACAATGGCACTACCTGTCAAATCAAAATGAGTTGTTTGAATTACACTTCCAGAAATTCGCCCTTTGACTGTCCCATCATCAGTTACCCATTTGACAGAATCGTTATTGCTATAAATTTCATAAGTGCCCTCAAATACATCTGTCCTGTTTGAAAAGCCGGCGTTTTCTATTCTATCAATAACCTGGCATTCAGAATTACCAAAAAACTCAACAGTAAGAGTACATTCACCGCCATAAATAAGTTGTGCAATTGGATTCGGAGCGGTCCAAATGGTTTCTGCAAGTTCGTCTTTAGGCTCCGTGTCTTCATCCTTACTACAACCAGCCAAAAGGGCCACAATCAAAATAAGTAATAGTTTTTTCATAATAATGGATTTTAGATTAGTTGATTAAAGCTACTCTATTTTTTTGAAATACAAAGAAATGCTATGTTTGAGCGATACCAGAAAACATGGTAACGTTGATAGTCCGATATTTACAAACAGGACTGAGAATCAACGAAGTCCGTATTCATACTATCATGGAACCGGCCCGGCTTTAATTACCCCTGTTTTGGGGTATTTAAATTAGGCGGAATTCCGCGGATACTGATTGCGATTTACATCCCCCTGTTTTGGGGTATGGTCAAAAGAACGGAAATCCGTTGTTATGGTTCGGGTATGTTCTACAGCATATAATTGAAAAATGCGACCGCCTCACTTTTGAGACAATCGCACTTTCTTGCAATTCAAAATCTACTTCAAAGATAGATATAAAGCGGGCAACTGTCAAAAGGTTGCAAAAATAAATAAGGTTGCAAATTGGGGTGCAATTAAAAAGAAAAAACCCTGTAACCTTTTAAGTTACAGGGTTTTAAAAACTCCCCTTGTGATCCCGAAGGGACTCGAACCCCCAACCTCCTGGGCCGTAACCAGGTGCTCTATCCAATTAAGCTACGGAATCAAAATGCGTGTTATCCGTTTCTGTCAAACGCGGTGCAAATATAGACATAATGCGCGAAAGCCAAAATCATTTTCAATAAAAAATGTATGATTCAGCATAAAAAAATCACAACCAATAGGGCTTAGATATCAAAGCATCTAATAAACAGCGAGTTTTATCGACCTGTGGACTGCCAACTTTGGGCCCAACTCAGGCACACATCCTCTGAAAAAAAGCAAAGGCAGTTGCCGTTGCAACCTGCCTTTGCTCAACCGACTGGTACTAAACCAAACAAAGAAGCGACAAACGCTTTCTCTTACCGCTCACTTACACTAAACTAATTCCTATTATTATCCCCATACTAATCATACTCATCGTACTCTTCAAAAGGAAAGAACTCATACATATCATCAAACCGATAATTACTGCTGGCCCCTGTGGCAACAAAACCACGATTGTCGATTGAGAATGCCACAGCACCGCTTCGGGCAGCACCTTCAAAAGCAGTCTTTTCTTCCCATACATCGGTAAGCGGATTATACTCCCAGGTATCTGTACGCAGTGATCCGCTTGTGCCTGTGGTAAAATAACCTAGGGAGTTTATGGAAAAAGCAACGCCATAGGACCTCACAATGGCATAGTCATCATCATAACTTTCATCGGTGGTATTGGCGACATCTCTTTTCTGGACCCATGAAAAATCTTCTCCGCTTAGCATCCAAAAATCCCTTACATATTGCTGGTTGCTTACCCCTCCCAATAAATAAACATTGCCATCCAGGTTAAAAGCCGTGGCTCCCACCCGCTTAGATCCGGGAAATGGTTGCTGTTCCCAACTATCGGTCTCTGGATTGTAACGGTAAAAATCCTTTAGGTGGTTGCCATCATAACCGCAACCAATGAATCCATAATTACTGAGCGAGAAAGCGACGGCACCAAAGCGTGCACTTCCCGGAAAATCAGCCCTTTGTGTCCAGGCATCGGATTGTGGGTCGTATTCCCAAAAATCGCCCAGATAATCAAGCCCGTTATATCCCGTTCCAACATACCCTTTTTCGCCGATTGAAAAAGCAACGGCGGAATTCCTTGCTTCGCCAGGAAATGAGGCCCGTTGAATCCAATAATTATTTTCAGAATCGTACTGCCACAAATCATTTAAGCGATCGCGCCCATCATAGCCACCCATTACATAACCACTATTTCCAATGGTGAAAGAGGCGGCGTTGCTCCGGGCAACGCCATCAAAGTCGGACCGGGTTACCCAGTTCCCTACATCATCCTCCTCATCGTCATCGCTGCAAGCAGAAAATCCCAGACTTGTTATCATCAAAATAACCCAACTCAATTTCAAAAATTTCTTCAT